TGTAAATTCAATACGCCAGATCTCATAACCTGTTGGTGCTGTATAAGTTTCCTCAAAAACATAAGTTGCAGGATTCCAATTAGATGGGTTATTGTAATTTACCCAATCAGGATTAGATGAAGTTCCATTTGAGTCTTTTAGAAATACATTGTAAGCCCAACTATTATCTACTGCTCCAACATCAAAACCTATTTCTGTAATATCTGTATCACTAAAAGTTATTTGCAACATTCGATTTTGTGTATTGCCTGTGTTGTAGTTAAGACAATAGCTATCACAACCATAGTCGCCATCGTAAACAGTATCTATTGAATATGTCGCATTAGAGTAATTGGTTACACTAAAGTTTGAATTAGTAAAACCTGTATTATCAAAATTTTCTGTTTCAGTTTGTTCTGCACCCATAACAATAGGCATAGGATAAATAAGTAAACCTACAATTAATAAACGAACTAAGGTATTGAATTTGCGAAGCACTCTCTCATCACTTCCTACCTCTTCCCGCCATCATATTTTACTGCGTGCCCTTCTTTAACCATTAGTTCGTTTACATTGACCTCTTTTATGTAGATCTCCCCCAAGACACGGCCATATTTACCTACACCATACGATTTCATTTCTAAATCATCTTTTGCTGACTCAAGTTTTTCTATAAGCCAATCTTTTGCAGCCAACCCTCTTTTTTTCTCTTCTTTATCTCTTGTTCGTGATTCAGGAGCATTGATACCCACGAGTCGTATACGAGATTTATTCCACACATTAAAACCCAAGTCAATTCTGACATCTATTGTATCTCCATCTACAACTCTTAATAATTCTATTTTATAATAATACATTTGATCCTTTATACAATAGGAGGACATTTAGTCCCCCTATCGACGCACTTTTTTATTAAATTAACCTTTTGGAAAGTTAGACATAAATTTAAAAGGTGATTCCTCAATAACATTTTGTAATGCTGAGAAAAACGCAGCACCTGCTGCGACAACTGCACCTTCTAGTATACCCATATCCAACCAACCGGTTTGGGCAGCAACAATTACACCAAAACCTGCTTGAAGTCCTGTTCTAACTGCTCTTATTAATGACACTTTAAAAGCGTCTGTTAATTCCCAATTCATACGAATCTCCTAACTTTCTTTTGCAAAAGAAATATCCCAAGTCGTTTTACTTAAGATACCATCTTCTTTCAACCCAGAGTCTTTCTGGATCTCCAGAACTTTTCCTTTAGCCTGATTACCAAACCACCCGTCAGCTGTTATACCAACTTGCTTTTGCCAATCTTTGAGTTTTTCATCAAAGATCATTGGCGATTGTTTTTTGTATGTCTTATTAGGCCATTTAGGAAAATCTTTAGAAAAGTCATAAATTTCTGTTTTTTTCTTTTCTTCACTAGGACTTTTTGAATAAACAGGCTCATTTCCTGTTATTGCTTTAAACTCTTGTCCCTCAATGTAATCAAAATCTATATATTTAACGAGGACATCTTCACCACTAAGTATTGCATCTCTAATAATTGGATAGACGGTTTTATACGCATTTACGGAAGATCCTACAAACCCGTCTTTTTGCACAAGGTTGCTTGTTTGTGAATTTCCTAAAATCAGACAGCCGCTAGTCGACTCATCGGTGTTCCCGGTATGCCAAAGGATATACTCGAATCCGGGTACATTGTTGACATAAATCATGCCCCGATGCCAATCAGCCCCATATTTTGAGGTATAGCGGGCATGAAAGCCACCTTCGCTACGAAGTGTTAGATTGTACATCCCTGCGGGTATACGCGTTTCATGTTTTACTTTTTCAGCTCTAAATTCATCTTCAACGGTGTAGCAAAGAAATTTGCGCTTATTGTCTGTAACATCAAATAAAATACCGCTTGTTGAGTCTTTTTGTGAGCTTATCCTTAGAACTTCTAATTTCATACATGACTATATTAAATGACAAGAAGTTTGTTTCAGGTATTTAACAGTTGTTGGGAAAAAATGTTTGATCTTTTACAAAATATGTATCACTTTTAGCACTAATTGTAAAACATACTTGCGCAGGTCCCGAGTCATCACCCGTCATATCTTTAAACCACTTAGATCCACCGTCAATAGATGGAGCTTGTATAAACCACCGACCACGATTTGGGTGCATAAAGTAGTGATGGAAATGTCCCCAAACAAGTAGATCAGCGTCTCCTACAGGCGTTCTACCCATACATTGACCTGCAAACCATTTTATTCCTTTATCAAATGCAAATCTACCTGATTTTATATTGACTCCAGAACGAAATTGGTGTCCGTGAGCAAAACCAACAATTTTACCTGAAATATCTACTGTTGCTGATAACTCATCTTCGGGTATGTAAAAATTGACATGACCAAAAGCCTTAGGGTTTTGTGCAAGTATTTCTTGTACTTGTTCAACAACTGCGACATCATGATTGTCGGCAAAATCTGTATAGGTTTTTCCGTTGTTGCGATTTTCACCGTGGTTACCGGCGATGGCGCAAACTACCACATTTTTAAATAGTGGCGACCACTCTGTTAAAGCTTTAACCATAATTCTACGAGCAACCTTAACCTGATCACGAAGATTTAACTCTCCACCCCATTCTTGAGTCGGATAATGCCCACTACAATTTTCGATAATATCGCCTAAAGATAATATGTAAAGATTTGTGATCTTCCTACCATTTTTGCGTTGTGTTTCTACATAGTCAACAAAGTCAGGTATCATTTGATTTAATCTTTCGACTATACCTTTTGTACCATCTCCATCTGGCTTGCCTAACTGCCAATCACTCCAACAAAATACAATACTATCGTCTGTACTTGTTTGTAACTTTTTAGGTTTTTTTGCTTTTTTAACTTCTTTTAATAAAGCATCGTAGTCAGGATCGTTAGGGTTTACTTGTCCACGAGATTGTATACGCGCTTTGTAATAAAATAGTCGTGTCCCACCATCGACCATAGAATCCCAACTACGAACTTCTACAGGCTCTATAACTTCATATTTTTTCGGATCAAGCTCAAGTTGTTGCAATATATCGTCAAAGACTTCTATATCACTATCTTTTTGAGGTTGTGAGGTTATTTCACCCTTAGTACCTTTAAGCCTATAACCCGGCTCAAAACCTTTAGGATGGTTATTTTTAGACTTTCTTGTAGCGTTTGTTAAATTGCTTTTATTTTTATTATATTCTTCAAGACTTGACATATTGTTCCATAGTGTTTTTTAAAGCTGTTCTTATAGAGTCTATGGACAAAGTACAATTTTTTTCCTCAATTAACCACTTTGCTGCGGTTTGAGCGGGTACTCCTCTTAGTTTGACTCCCTCACAAGCTTCTATCCACGCAGCCCTGTTAGACTCGCTTTGTTCTCTCCACGCGGTTGATCTTCTTGTGGGACGAGATGATACATAATCCTCAAGTGAAGACAAAATTATTCCTCTTCTGCTTTTGGTGGCGCGATTTTTTGTCCGCCAATATCATTTAAAACTTGATTTAAAGCATTGTTTTGTACTTTAAGTTCGCTATTTCGCAATTCAACATTTGCAATTTTATTTGCTGTATCTTGCAACATTTCTTTATATGTTTTGTTTTCTGCTAATAAACGATTAACTAGATCCGCTGTTTGTTCAGGGGTTAGTTCAGTTTGTTGTTCTGGATTAGCCATACCTTACCTTTCAACTATTTATACATCTGTATATTCATTATTATATACATCAAAGAAGACATTTTCTTGCTTTATGAAGAAGTTTTTTTAGTTTCTTTTTTTCCGTAGATTTCGTTAATAACTTGATCACTTTCGGGTTGATCCCAATTACTTCTTGGTGATCTGTCCGTTATGTTACTTTTTTTCAACAAATCGTATTCTAGGTTGTAAAGGTTTACCATAATACTCTATGGTACTATAAAAATACACTCTCCCGGGCATTCTGCGGCTGACTCTACTACTAAGTCCTCTTGATCTTTGGGTACTCGTGCTAAACCGTCTGCGCCTTGATCGTTGTTATGTATTTCACTAAATATTTTTAAATCGCCAAAGTTACCAACTGTTTCTTGAACATAAGCAAGACCATCGTTCTGCATAACAAAAACATCTGGTGCTATCTCGGCGCAAAGTCCGTCACCTGTGCAAAGATCTTGATCTATCCATACTCTCATTAGTACCTATTCTTATTTATCTGTCTATACCCACCTGTCATTTTACTGCGTAATTTAAAACTTTCGTCCCTTATGGCGTGGTCGTGACTTTCATCCCACTTAGAAACAACAAGATTCTTTTTTTCTCGTTTAAAAGGTATTACATGTAAAAATGGCATACCTCTTTTAAGCAATCTTTCACCCTCGCTATGCCATACACTAGGAAAGTTAACTTGATGGAAAGTATCTGTTTCTACAACACCGGGAAACAAAGTAAAGTCTTTGTTAGGATGTAGTTGCGGCTGTAAGAATAATGTTGACCAACCCGGTGGTGTCCAAAAAAACCAAGGACTAGTAAATTTTACAGCTCTACGGTAATCATTTCTTTCAAAAGGGTATGTGCTAAATTGTTGCTCGTCGTGAAACTCTAAAGTACTACCTACACCATTGTCATCGCTAAAGTTTGTTTCAAAATGGAAAGTTTCGCCTACCCTTTGTATTAACATATCGCACCAAAACGGGATTATGTAACCCTCGGTAAAGTAATCTACAACAGCAGGACATTTCTTTATAGTATGTAAATTTAAATCTTTTATAAGAGAACTCATAATAGGAAATGGTTTGTGGTTGTCTTGTTGTAAATCTAAAGGTAGTTTTTTAAACCACTCAGGTATCATCTGACTAGCAGGTACAGGTGGTGCTATCTCTGGTAAGGCAGGTATGATACTTGCAAATTCTATATTGTTTTCTTTAACCCACTTCATTTTCCTTCTCCTGTAAAAAACCAATGTTCCGGCTCAACAAAGTGAAAAAATGCTGCACCTACACCATTATCTTCTTTGCTTGGGAAAGGTGGTCTCCAATGTTCTTGTTCTTCTCCATAAAAAGCAAGTGCTTGATTTGGTTTTAAAATGTATTCTCTACCCTCTACAATTAAAGGCCAATCCGTATCACTATACAAATGTAAGTCTATTGTGTAAGTACAAGCATTGTTGTCTTTGTGTTTTACCAATTCTGCAAGATCACCCTCATAATGACAAGCTAAGGCGTAGCTAGGAAGTAGGGTAGGGGATTCAAATACATCTCTAGCAACATTTACTGATCTATTAAAGTATGGCATAATCGCACGCCATAAATCGCTACTACATCCATATCTACCAAAAAATTCGTTATACTCAAAATTTTTGTAGTTTCTTTTTACTAGTCCTACAAGACGATTAAAAATATCTTGTGGGAAAAGTTCGTCAATTAATATTTCTTTTCTTTCCATAATTTCTGTTTCTTAGGTATTAGTCTTCTTGGTCTTCTACTTAAAGCTTCTGGATATAATTGGTTAGTATCTCTACGATTAACTGAAGATTGACTAATCAAGTTCCATTGTTTACTAAACTCTTCGTTCCACGGTACATACTCTAGCTTGACGGGTTTTGAAAATAATAAGTTAAACATAATTACATCGTGATTAAGTAGGCACTCTTCACGATCAAGATCAACCCACTCAAAAGCCCAAGACAAACCTCTTGACCAAGAGTGTATAGGCATAAATCCGGGTATTGTGCTAATAGGTAAATTCTTACCAACATTTCTATCACTAGGTAATACATCCATCCAAACTTCAGGATCATCACAAAACAACATAACAGGCATAGATATTTGCATAGTTGGTACATTTGGTCTAGCCCAACCTTCTTTTTCTTCTACAATAAGCTGATTAAAAGGTCCGTGATGTTTTACATTACCGTAGAAATGTGCGTTAAAATCATAACCGCCATATCTATCGACATCGTCAGCTAATTCATTTTTTCTCATCTTTATCTTTACATAGCTATATGGGAAATTGACTTCATATAATCTATTTCTCATAAATTGTGTAGATACACAACCATTCGGTGCTTTTACAAATTTTTTAGGTAATTCATAATTTACTGACGGTAAAGCATTACTTTCTTGATTTTCTAATTGACCCCATTGTAAATTTGGTACAGGTACTGTGTACGCAACTCTAGGTGCGCTTCTGCTAATATCTTTCATAGGCTTTGACCATATATCTGACATCTTAGGTATTGGACATTTACTCATCTATGACCCCCTCTTCTTTCCATCTTTTTTTGTTTTGTTGTGTGAGCCAACGATAAAAACCGTTTTGTCTTGTTCTTTCCGCTGACCTACTTTTTGAATAATAAAGTTTTTCCTTCTCATCCATATCTCTACTTTCGTAATCTTCTAAATCAAATCCACTTCTCTTATAAGGTATAACTTGTATCAATGGTGTACCTTGTCTAAATGTTTTTTCACCAACTCCGTGATATATAAAAGGTATATTCATTTGATGGTATGAGTCTGTTTCTACAAGACTAGGCATAATTTCGATTTCCCAGATACGATGATACCACGGCTGCGTTATCATAACAGACCAACCCGGTGGTGTAATAATGTCCCAAGGGTTTGCAAATTTTAACGCCGTGTTAAAACTTGTAGGTTGAAAAGGCATATTTCCTATTGAGGCAGGATCGTGATATGTAATGGTTTCATTGTAAGCGTGTTTATTGTACCAATTAAATCCTGTTTGTTTGTTGTGACTAATTTTAAGATCAAGCCACAAAGGTATAATGTAACCGGCGGTCATAATATCTTTTACAGTAGGACATTTTTTAAGTGAGTTGTCTTTATATGGTACTGTATTCCAAGAGTCGTCGTCTTCTCTTAACTCTGTCCACTCTCTTTGTAAATGTTTGTACCAAGCGGGTATAAATTCTTTTGCAGGTCGAGGTGGAGCTAGATCAACATATTCAGGATCACCTGTAAGAAATAAGATTTTATCGTCGCCAACTTTATGTTTTTTAACTTCTAAAAATCTACTATATTCTTTTCGTTCCCACCATTTAGCCATTATTCCATCAACACCATTGCTTGTTCTACTATTTTTAAATTATCGTTAGGGTAATCACCTGTATATTGATTATTAAAAGATATGTCATTTGTTTCCTTATCCCAATGAATTATTTTATATGTAGAAAAAGGTTGTGCTTTTAGATCTACAATTTTGTCGTCTATATTATCCATTAGGTCGGGTGTCCAATTTATAATTACTTTCATATCAGGGTTGTCTGTAAGAGTATCTACACAACCATCAAGTATGTCTAGTTCGCTACCATTTGTTGTAATTACTAATAGATCAAGGTCTGTTAAATCTAAACTATCTACAGTTATTACATCAACAGCTTGTTGACCTTCGCCAAAATCGACATCTAATTTTGCACCAGATTTATTATTATCAAAGTAGTACATAGTACCGCTATAACTTGTACTTGCACAAGCTTTGTTTATATTTGTTGCACTAGCACAGTTTGTTTCTAAATCTGTAAATCTTGATGTGATCGGCTCAATGTTAATTACTTCTTTACCATTTGCAGTAAGTATTTTACTTGCAACGCCTACACCTGCACCAACAAATAATGCTTTGTCAATGTTTGCAATGTTTTCATTTATATAAAACTCTAAAGACGGATTAAGTGTAAGTCTGTTACTAATTAAATTTTGTTCCGCTCTATCGCCTGCATTGTATTCTACTGATTCCCCCACACTCAAATCTATTTCTACCATTTAGCACCAATCTTTCTTAATTTCTGTATAGTGACGACCAGATGGAAAAACCGGCTCTCCACCACTAAATTCACCTAAAGCGAAGTGGTAGTTTTCTGGTCGTGCATAATTGAAGTATAGCGCAACTGTCACGCCACCCGGATTTTCTAATCGACCGTGATCTGTTTGTTGTCCGTGATAAGCTAAAGCCTCTTCGTCGGCTAGGACTATATCTGATCCGTTGACATTCATGTTCCAACCACTTTCGCTGTAATAGTTGTAAAGAATTGTAAACTCTATTGGATCTGCATCTTTGTGAATAGGATAGTTTGCCTCAGATTCATACCAATTCAAAGTAGCAAAGGTAGGAAGTAAATTTGAAACATCAAAGACTTCTCTAGCCTTATCAATACTAAAAGTATGGTACATATCTAGTTCTGGACAAGTTTTTTTCATCATACCTGATTCGTGGCGTTCCCAAGTTTGATCGTCGTAGTAAGGCGATTCATTGTCTAACCAATGTCGCATTTCTTCTACTTGATTTCCCTTAAATAAATCAGTAATAATGATTGCATCCATTTTCATCCTCTTGGTAAATAAAAATCTGGTAATCCATCAGTATCAATTTGATGACCTAACCATGTGACTATTGCGTACTTAGTACCACTAATTATAGGCATAGCTCTATGTGAATAAGCGTAATTACTTGGAAACAAAACTAAAGCAGGTTTATCAGGTTTAATATTTTCGTCAAAATGTATAAAATATGTTCCGCCACCTTCATATTCACTAGGATTTAAAAGTATTAGCGCACTTAAGTATCTTGGCATGTGGGGTGCGTAATCACAATGAGCTTTATATTCTTGACCACCTTGATAGCGCAACAAAGTGTAGCCTTCGTCAAACATAATTGGAAACTCATACTTTTGTGTATATTCGTTTACATATTGACTTAGTTTTTCTGTTAGTAAGTCTTGTAGATTAGCAATATCTCTAAAATATTTGTCATTACCATTTTTGACTGACTCCCTGTATAGTCTTGCTTCTTTTGGTAAAAAATAATTTTCGGTAATTCCAAATGTTTTATTTGACCTAACATCACCGCCTTTATGTCCTTTACCAACAGACGCATCTTTAAATCCTAATTCAAATGTTTCGTCTTTATCTATATCTTCACATATTTTAATAATTGTTTTAGCTTGATCTTCTGTAATAAAATCATCATAGATTTCAACACAACCCATAGTTTTTTTCACGAAAACTCCCTCATCTTTATTTGATCCATAGGATTACCATTATTATAGCTATCCATATCAAAATTACTACTAAGTGAAACTAAAAATGCAGACTTACGACCATTAAGTAAGGGTGTTGTTGCGTGAGAATATACATAAGAACTAGGCATAATTACAACCGATCCGGCAGGTGGTTTATATGGATCTGCCTCCGGAAAGTATCTAAACTTTAAAGAGCCACCCATAAAGTTATCATTTAGGTATGTCAAAATAGTTATTCGACGCATATAGGGTGCAATATAGTATTTATTAGTTTTTGGATTTCTTACAGAGTGATTGTCACTATGGTATGTCATGTGTTTTGGTGGACTGTAAGTTATATATTGGTATTTTTCTAACCAATTTACTTCTTTTTCAACATCCGGGAACAAATCAAAATATTGTGCCGCTTTATTTAAAGCGTTTGCTTGTACTTGTTTTAAAAATTTATAATGTATTTGTTTTGTAAATTGAGCTTCAGGATCAAATCTTATAGGTCCGTTATCATTATATAAGGATTTTGCTGCTTCGTCTGTTTTGGTAGATTGTAAAGTTTGTTTGGCTTTCCAATCGTCGACATCTTTGTCCATTGATTCTATTATACCGTCTGGCACTTCCAAACAATTTTCCCAAGCAACTACTCCCCTAACAACTTCTTTAGGCTTACCTTTGCTCCATAAATTATTCTTCTTCATTTACTTTTTCAAATATAGCAATTTCTTTTTTATCAACTTCTTTTTTATCTTTTAGAAAAACAATGTCATACCAACCGGGTCTTAAAGAAATATGATCGGTATAAAAATATTTTTTATGATTGTCATATTGTAGTAAATGAGTGTCTATTTTATTTTGTTGCTCACTAGGATTGTCTAAATTTTTTGACCAGATCTCCATTGAGTACTGAGGCATATTATCTTTATCAATAAACTCGTCAACATATATGTATTGCACAAATTCTGTTGATGGTGCATTGATAGGCACATGAGCGCCTCTAAATTCAGGTATTTCTACTATTTGTGCAACGGTGGTATCTTTAATGTAGTCTTCTATATTTGCTGATAAACCTGTATGCACTTCAGCAACTACTTGATCCCATTCTTGTTTATAATCGTCAATAGATTGACCTTCGGGTATGTAGTATATTAATCTCACAATCCTCCCTTCTTATATTAGGCTGTGAGTGTTGCTTGAATATCTAGTTGTGCCTTTAAGTAATCGACTGTTGCGCTAAAGCTAATATCTTTTGTAGCTTTATAAGCGTCAACATCGGCCAAGAACGCAGTTTCATCAAATGCGTTTATATCTTCACCTAATTTGTAAAGACAGTTTGCAACTGCTTTCTCACAGACTTGTAGGGCATCAGCTTTTTCCGTTGCTAAAGCATCGGTGCTAATTGATAGATCCATATCTTCTCCTATATTGTAAGTATTTCCTAGACAGTATAGCATTGAATATTCACGAATATCTTTTATTCCTGTACCGTCTGCTTGAGGAAATACATAATTATCGGGTATTTCAACAAAGTGTGCATTACCTTTGCTATAAAATATTTTTATGTATTTGTATGAGCCTTGATCAGTACCGTCGTCTCCATCGTCAAATGATATCGTATCAAGCTCTTTGTCAAAATTATTGTTGGTTGTGCAGGTCATATCAGTAGCTAATATATTTGTGTAGGTACTATCCGCATATACATAGGGACTGTCACTTTTTATATAAAAATTTGTACTTGGATTTATGTTGACCTCAATATCCCAAACATAACCTACTTCATATTTATATTCGTTTAACAAGTCGTCTGTTAATTTAAGTGGGGTGTCAAACTCATTGTTATAATCTGTAACAAAATCTTTTCTTCTTATATATATTGAAAACTTTTTAGAATTTTCTAATTCTACATCTGCATACCCAAGTGTTCCGTCAACTACAAAGTTGATTTTTTTTCTAGGTCCATAAGGATATATGTTGTCTATTGTGTCATTTGGAAATAGTGCTACAGCATCTTCCTGATTCATAGTTCCCGGAAAATAAAATAAATCCCAATTACTATAATCTTGATCTTCTCGTTTGTAATAAACTCTAACTGTCGCCATATATTTGCCTTCTGTTTTTTTCTAAAACTTCTGTGTATTCTTCGTCACTTACTTCATGCAAACCAATACATAATCCGCTAGGACTTTTCCCACAAGTACATTTTTTAGACATGATTAGACCTTAAATGTTTTTACATTACCGTTATTGTGTCCTGTGACATCTGTGGCTAGTCCTGTAAGTGGTATGTCTTGACTAACTATAAAGATTGCACCACCACCGGTAGTAGATTCCCCTGTAGCATAAACAGTTCCATATCCACTAATATTTCTTGCACACAAAACTACTATTCCACCACCTGCGTTAGTTGTATCTCCTGATCCACCAACCGCAGCCTCGGGAGTTGTTTGTCCACCGTGAACGATAACTCCACTTATAGCTAAATCGGGATGATTAAAATATGCTAGTCCCTCTGTAGGAGCTGTTGCTGTTGTACCGTTTCCTGCACCACCAATACTATTGGTAGCATTACCTGTTGTACCACCTTTTAATGTGCCGTCTGTACTTGCTGCACCTTTTCTACCTAAAGAACAAGTTGCTTGTTCGCTCGGAGTACTAGATAGCATTAAAGAGTTTCTAACAAATACTCTATAACCTGCTGTGTTTAAGTGTATGTCGTCATTTATTGTTAGATTGTTATAGTGCATATCTCTAGTCAATGTTGTGTTAGTTGATATAGTGACATTGCCGTCATTACCCGACCCATAAATACTGTCTGGTATTACATCAAATGCTTCATAGTCTGTTGGTGTTATTCCTATTTCTTTTATACCCATTTTAAGCTCCCGGATCTGTGTCGCTAACAGCAATATTGTAAACAGTTAGTACAGTTCCTGCACCTGCTGTTCCCGTACCACTTGTACCCGCAGCTGCTGCTAATGTTAAACCGCTAGGTAAGGGTTTTGTTCCTGAAATTAAAATTACTGTACCTCCACCTGCGTTGTAACCGTCTGATGCAGTTCCACCTGCGCCACCTGCACCGCCGGGGTGATAAACTGTTGGGTTAGTGTTTGAAGGGTTTGTTCCATAATTAGTATTATTAGATCCATAGTTAGACCCGTAGTTTGTATTGTTAGACCCATAGTTTGTATTATTTGATCCATAGTTTGTTGAAGGGTTATTACTACCATAGTTTGTATACGGATGTGAGTGATTGTAATGATAGTGGTAAGATCCTGACGAATAGTTATTTATTGTCGGACCACCGTGCCAATGATAGTGTGTGTGTGGGTTTGATCCACTATAAGAATACGGATTACCGGGTGAAGTGTAGGAATAGTTATTTCCTGCATAAGAATAGTTGTTTCCGGGATAGCTATATCCATAAGAATAGTTGTTACCCGGGTGTGTATTTGTATTACCCGGAACTGTGTTTCCCGGTGTGCTAGCGTCCGGTGCGGGAGCACCTGCTGTTCCGCCTGATCCACCAGAAGCGTCGTCACCGTCAGCTCTTAATGTACCGTCCCCTACTATTGTTTTAGCAATAACTAGAACGACACCACCACCTACTGCACCTGTGCCTGCTGTTGCTGCGTTACCTGTTGCACCTTTACCTCCGTCTGCTCCGACGGTTTGATAATCAGACCAATTAGAGTCCCCACCATCTGCGCCTGCTGCACCGGTTGCTGTAATTGATCCGTCTGCCCCACCAGATCCACCTCCTATAAATTTATAAGAGCCGGACGCAGGATCAAACTTAGATCCCTGTATGGCTACGGTTAAATTAAAAAATTCATTTTCACCACTAAAAAACTTATTACTATCGTGAGCTGACTGATCTTGTTCTCCTGACTTACCACCAAGAGTATCTGTTGAGGCTGTACCTTTAGCAAAGCCACCCTTAAGAGTTCCTATTGTAGTTTTATTAGTAAATCTACCAATTCTTGAAGTGCTATCTGCAAATGTAAGTGTTCCTTTGACAAAGATACGATAGCCGTTGCTATCTAATGTACAATTAGCATTTATTGTTAAATTGTTGTAGTACATATCTCTTGATAGTGTGGTATCGCCGGTTATTGTGACATTACCGTCTTGTCCAAAACCATATACCTCTTCACCACCAAGTCTGTCTAAAAAGACCGGCTCAGGTATTTCAATGGAGGGCATTAGCTTACCTCGACACCAGAAATGTGTACATTAATTGAACTAGCTGCACTAGCTAAACCTCTAATAGAAGCACTTGCTGCTACGACCATAGCTAAGTCAATAACTTGTGTCGTATTAGCTTGCACAGTTATATCACCAAAAATGATATGACTATCAGCCGTTGACCCGCCGTTAGGTACAACTTTTATCTGTGCTGTTCTATCAGTAGCTGTGTAGTTTGCAAGTATGAGTTGCTTGATAATGATCTTATTGCTGTTTGTAAAAATTTCAGCTTCCGATGTACCAAGCGTTTCACTAGCATTTAGTTCTGCTGCTGTATATATTGCCATTTATTCTCCTATAATCCTAACCACTGTAAAGCTTCAGTAGTATGTAATTGTTGTGCTTTTACTTTAACCATAGCACTTGCAGAGTTGTCATAAATCATAACTAAATCGTTATCTTCATCCACATCAATACTTGTACCGTCGGCAAGTCTTGTAGCATCTACAACAAGTGTGACCGCCCCACTATCAGCGCCACCGTCTAAGCCAGAAGTCGTTGCGGTTGTAACACCTGTAACATCTCCTGCCTCTATTGACTGCCAACTTGAGCCATTGTACACTTGAAGTCTTGAATCCGTGCTGTTATATATAACTTCACCGGTTGTAGCCGTAGTTATTGCATTTCTTTGCGTTGTAGTAAAACTAGGTATTAATGGTCCGCCATCGGTTGATCCTGCGACAAACTCACTAAAACCGGTCGTATCACCACTAGTTGTGACTACTCTAACCAAATGTTTTCTATTTGCCATTATTTCCCTTAATTAAGATTCTTTCATAGTTTAGCATTATATACCTTTCTTATGGTGTTTTATCAATTCCATACTCTACCTAGAAACCAACAGGTATGGTTGC